CCATCAGGGGATATGTTACTTTTCAAACACTTGCTTCTGGAGCAAACAAAGATTTACTAGATTTCGTAACAACACAATCAGCAAGCTCTACAAGAGTAATTGATGCATCAACATTTAGTGCATCAACAAAATATGAGTTTGTTAACGGTATGATAGTTTATCCACCAACAGATGTAGATATATCAACATTGGCAATGGTTGTTCATTTAGATATGTCAACAGATGCATGTATTTTAAAACCAATAAGAACAAGGTTTGTTCAACTTGCAGCACAATCGTTTAACAAAAATCTAGCAACTAAAATAGGAACTAAATATGATGTTAGTCTTTATCCATATATCTATGATGGTGCTAACTCAAATACCGCACCAACATACCCCTACGACTATAATTCAAAAAATCCATATTTAATGTATAAGCAATCAACACCACATCTATATCTTTCAAGACATTCTGGTGTAAGACCTGTTGGTACTTTTTCATCAAATTATCATAGAGGTCTTTATGCAAGATTGTCAGATTTTTCATCAGATAAAAAAATAACATCTATACAGATGTCAGTATTGCCAGACTTTGAGTCATTGTCTGGCAGTCAAAGAAGACTTTTTTCAATTAAAACTAATTTTGGAGAAATAGAATTTAAGGCTGCAATTGTTCCTGGAACTACAAACAAAGCAGAAATTTATACAACTTCATCAACACCAATTGTGTATTATTTGAACGGTAGGAAAGTCGGTAGTCCAGTAATTACTATAAATGAATGGAATATGCTAGGTATAGGATTCCTAGAACCATTAGACGTGTCTAATTCGCAAGGCACTATCTTTATAAGTTCGGACATACTTGTTAATAATATATCTTGTCATTATGCTAATCCAACAGAATTAGACCAAAAATCATCTCCAATACTTTGGTCACAAGTTGCTCAGAATAATTGGAGAATTCCAGTGCCAACTCAAACACCAGCGAGAGTGGGAAACTCAATTACTCTAACAACAACAGGAGACCACAATCTTGTAGTTGGAGAAAAGCTTACATTTTATGATATTGTTCCAGATAGTTATGGTATTGGTTTTGGTGGCGGTACATTAAAAATCTCTAAAAAAGATTCATCTACATCATTTACATATGAAAATAGTAATGCCGCTACTAGCCCAATTACTACAGCTGGTTCTGTTGTTGGAACTTGGCAGTATGCAACGATTCCAAACTATTATTCATTATATGGCAACAGTTTAGACAACATTTATGACCAATTTACAGGAAGAAATAGAGTAATTATAGATATTCAAGAAGATAGTCCTGTTATGCAACTAAATGGTTATAAATATACAGCATATATGGATGTTCAAACTACCACTTCTATACTTGACGTGAAGTAATATGGTATAATAGTGGTTATGAATATGAATCTTAATCAAAATTTTGGTCAGGTAATGAAAGGACAAGTAGGTAAAACTCGTGTCCAAGTAATACAAGAACCGTTCTCAAACTATGGAATTTACGTTTGGCAACTGCCTAGCGGCAAGTTTTTTACAGATGGAGAAGGAAATGCTCTATCAATTGACTCAATGAAGGGCGACCAAGCCAGAATTGACCTACTTCAAAAAGAAGCTGCCTATAATGGTCAGCCAGATGGTAAAGCAGTATTCTTTGCAAATGTTCGTAAAATCTCAGATGAAGAATATAGTGAACAAAAGGATAGGATGGCACAAGGACTGATTCCGTCAGAAACTGACCTTGGTGCACTAATTTCAGCAAAGAAAACACTAGAGCTATACGGTGATGAATAATGAGTTTTTATGAAAAGGCTGACACTCCAGCAAGAATTGATGAAGTTCAGCAACAGGCAAGTCCATTTGCTGGCATGGACCCATTTACAAAATCATGGGAAGACATTAAGTCATACAATGGCATGAATTCTAACTTCAAGCGTAGAAGTGCTAGAATGTCTAAAGCCCTTGGCGATGATGCTTATCTAGAATCAGCAGGTGCTATCCAGATGGGTACTGGAGGAGCAAAATCTAATGCTATTAATCCAGGTGTAGTGTTTAGAAATGCCTACGCCCTTTTTGATGTAATTACCCCACCATATGACCTATACGAACTAGCAAACTACTACGACACATCTTTTGCTAATCACGCTGCTATCGATGCCAAGGTAGAGAACACAGTTGGTCTTGGCTATGACTTTGTAGTCTCAGATAGAACTAATCTAAAATTAGAAGCTGCTACAGCAGACCAGATGGCTCGTGCTCGTAAGCGTATTGAAAGGCTAAAAGTTCAGCTTCGTGACTGGCTAGAAGGTCTAAATCAAGACGAATCATTTACATCAGTTCTTGAAAAAGTATTCACAGATGTTCATGCTATGGGCAATGGTTATATTGAAGTGGGTAGAACAGTGGCAGGAGAGATTGGCTATATTGGTCATATTCCTGCATCTACTATGCGTGTCCGTAGACTTCGTGACGGTTTTGTACAGATTATTGGAAACAAGGTTGTTTACTTTAGAAACTTTGGGGCAAAAAACCAAAACTACATTACTGATGACCCAAGACCAAATGAGATTATTCACATTAAGGAATACTCTCCACTAAATACTTTTTATGGTGTGCCAGACATTATGGCTGCCATGCCAGCATTGCTTGGAGATATGCTCGCATCACAGTACAACATTGACTACTTTAATAACAAAGCTGTACCACGCTATATTGTAACTTTGAAGGGTGCTCAACTTACTCCAGATGCAGAAGATAAGTTATTCCGTTTCTTGCAGACAGGTCTAAAAGGACAGTCTCACAGAACTTTGTATATTCCACTTCCAGGAGATAGTGATACCAATAAGGTAGAGTTTAAGATGGAGCCTATTGAGAATGGTGTTCAAGAAGGTTCTTTCGGTAAGTACCGTGACCAGAATAGAGACGATATTCTTGTTGCTCACCAAGTACCATTGTCAAAACTTGGCGGTAGCAATTCAACATCAATCGCAGATGCACTATCACAAGACAGAACATTTAAAGAGCAGGTAGCAAGACCAGCACAACGCAATCTTGAAAAGATTCTCAATAAGATTATCCGTGAAAAGACAGATGTTCTAGAACTTAAGTTCAATGAGCTAACCCTAACAGACGAACTTGCACAATCTCAGATTTTGACAAACTATGTTAAGAACCAGATTATGGTTCCTAATGAAGCTCGTGAAATTCTTAATTTGCCAGAACGTGAAGAAAGTGACTCTATGGTTCAGCTAAGTCCTAGACAGGCTACAGATGCGGCTGCTAATAATGCTCAAAATAGAACTCGTGACGCTGAAAGACAGCAAGCCCAAGCAGACAATCCAGCCACAACTAGAGGTAGGAATGCACAAGGGGAAGGGAGAAGGTCCCAATAACTAAAACGGTGGTATAATTCTAAACTATAAAATCGTTGTAAAAGGGGGCTATAATTAATAATATGAACATTTCTAAGGCACATTGGGATATGGATGGAGATAACGTAAGAATCTCTATGCCATTTAGTAAAATAGATTCTGAAAAGCGTATTGTATCAGGCTTTGCTACTTTAGACAATGTGGACCGTCAAAATGATATTGTTACTCCAGAAGCAAGCAAAAAAGCCTTCTCTAAATTCCGTGGCAACATCCGTGAAATGCACCAACCTAAAGCAGTTGGCAAAATGGTATCCTTCAAAGAAGATAAGTACTTTGACCCAGAAACAAAAAAGTTTTATTCAGGTGTTTATGTATCTGCTTACGTTTCTAAGGGTGCACAAGACACATGGGAAAAGGTTTTAGATGGAACGCTTACTGGCTTTTCTATTGGCGGTAAGATGAACAAGTGGGACGATGGCTATGACGAGAAGAGCGATTCCACAATCAGAATTATTAAGGATTATGACCTAACAGAATTATCTCTGGTAGACAGCCCAGCAAATCAGTTTGCAAATATCCTTTCTGTAGAGAAAGTTGATGGGGTAGACAAAATAACAGGACAAGCAGCAGAAGTAGAACTAGAAAACGTATTCTGGGACAAAGAATCTGGACTTGTAACCATATCAGAAGAAGAAACACTAGATAGTCCAATTAACGGTTTGCCAATGGAAAACATAGGCTTTGTTGAGAAATCAGACAATGATAAACTTGACATGATAAAGTTCTTAGTAGATAGTGCTAAAGGCATTAATACTTCTAAGACTATTAAAAAGGAGAATGATAACATGACTGAAAACGAAAACGTTGAATCAGTAGATGTCGCTCCAGAGGCAGAAGTTGTTGACGCTCCTGCTACAGAAGAAGTTGTTGAAGAAGCTCCAGTAGTTGAATCAGCAGATGTAGAAGAAGTTGTAGAAGAAGTTGTACCTAGTTCAGACGAGGAAATTGCCAAGGCAGTTACTGAACTAAGCTCAACAGTCACAACAGCCTTTAGCGATATCGCAGTAATTGTAAAGTCTTTAGCAGATGCAAATGAATCTCTTAAGAATGAACTTGCTGAACTAAAGAAGTCAGTTGGTTTTGTATCAGCAGCAGTTGCAGATGCAGAAACAGACTTTAACAATCTTGGAAAGCGTATTGATGCAGTAGAAGCAGATACCGCTTTCCGTAAGTCTGGTGACCTCGGTGAGGTCATTCAGGAACCAGTACTGGTGGAAAAATCAGTATGGGGCGGAAGTTTCCTCACAACATCCGATTTACTAAAATAATTCACTAGGAGGTGAAATAAAATGTCAGAAGAAATTATCAAAAATATGCCTTCAGGTGCGTCTCCAGTTTCTGGATACCCTAACGCTGAAGGTGCTTTCGGTACATCAGACAGCGTGTCAAGCGGTACAGGTTCATTCTCAGAGAATGGTACATACCTGGGTAACAGCCCAACAGCTAACTTTGGTGTAACAACAGGAGCAAACGGTGTAAACCCATCAGCTACTGCAAGTCCAAATTATCCAGGTACTGGTATCCTACGCCCTGAACAGGCAAGACGATTTATCGACTATGTTTGGGACGCAACCACTCTTGCAAAGGACGGTCGCAGAGTTACAATGAGAGCAAACACAATGGAACTAGAGAAGATTAACGTTGGTGAACGTGTAGTCCGTGCTGCTAGCCAGGGTGTTTCAGCTTACACCAACACTGGTGCAACATTCTCAAAGGTGGAGCTTACAACTAAGAAGCTACGTCTAGACTGGGA